CACAACAGGAGTTGGAGGAGGAACTTTTGCAAGTATAGATGAAGAAGTTGCAAGCGATTCAGATTTTGTCTGGACGGATGATAACACCGCTGCAGTTTATGAAGTATCATTAAGCAATGTAACAGATCCTGGCACAGACTCTGGGCACATACTAAGATACAGAGTTTCAAAAGCAGATGGAGGTGTGCCAAATAACAACTCTGGAAGTGTTGTTACGCTTAACGTTGAATTATACCAAGGAGCAACTCAAATACAATTAATTGAAAACACATTAGCGTTAGGTTTGTGGGCAGACAGAAGTTTAGCATTTACACCAGCCTTTATTTCAAGCATAACAGACTACACAGATTTAAGATTACGATTTACTTGTACAAATAGCGGTGGTTCGCCAGCAAACCGTAGAGGAATGGCCATAAGTTGGACGGAGTTGGAAGTCCCTGACCCTCCCGCTCCGTCGACTCGTAGAATAATGATAATAAATAAATAAAATGAAACACTATATTTTAATACTACTAATGTTTTTTAGCTTAGGAGTAAGCTCTCAAAATATAAATATATTAAGCTCGCAGTCTTGCTGTGCTGGAGGAGGTGTTCCTTTACAGGCTGTAAAAGCTTTTCCTGAAGCAGAAGGATTTGGTAAAAACGCAACTGGAGGTCGTGGAGGTACTGTTATAAAGGTAACTAATCTTAATAATAGTGGGGCTGGAAGTTTACGAGAAGCTTGTAGTACTGTAGGTGCTAAGACTATAGTTTTTGATGTTGGTGGAACAATAACTTTAACCTCAAATTTAAATATAACTGCAAATACTACTATTGCAGGACAAACAGCACCGGGAGATGGAATACAACTAGATGGCGGTAAAGTTGTGATAAGTGAGAGTAACGTTATTATTAGATACATAAGAATAAGAACTAACGGGGTCGGGAGCGATAGTCTCTCTATATTAGCTGAAGACGCTACGACTGTCGAGGATGTTATCATTGACCATTGCTCTATAAGTTGGGCGACGGATGAAAATATCGGAATTAGCTCCGTCGGGGGTGCTGGAAGTACTGCGATTTTACGAGATATAACAATTCAAAACTGTTTAATAGGAGAATCTCTTTACGCTTTACTAAATGGAGGAGGTAGAGCTTACAATTTAACAGTCTATAACAATCTATTTGCTTTAAATCAAGATAGGCATATCAGAAGTCAAGGGAGCGTTTACATTGGAAATACAACCTTTGACTATGAAATGATTAATAATGTCATTTATGGGTTTCAAGGTAACGCAAACATGACTTATGGACATAAGATGTCAGCTATTAATAACCATTGGAAACCTAGTTCAGAAGTAACAGACGATACTTTTGATTTATATAAGACCTTACCTGAATTTGGAGGGGTTTTATCAGATACAGATGCCTATATTACTGGAAATACAGTTCCAGCAGGTCATGGAGAGTATGAAACTGAACTAAATCCTTATATTACAGGAACTCCTTATGCTTCATCAGGAATAACTCCTATTGCAGCAGCAAGTGTTCCAGCATCTATACTATCAACTGTAGGATGTAGTTATCCTAGTAGAGACACAGTTGATGCTAGATTAGTTACTCATTATAATGATGGAGATGGTTCTTTAGCTGAAACTAGAACTCTTCCAACAATAGCAGGTGGAACAGCTATAACAGATACGGATAGTGATGGAATGTTAGATAGTTGGGAAACTGCTAATTTTGGAGATTTAACAAGAGATGGAACTGGAGATTTTGATGGAGATGGCTATACTGACCTCGAGGAATACATTAATTCATTATACTAATACTAAATTCAAATACAATGAAAAGAATTATATACATATCACTTATTTTAATCTTTACATCTTGTGAGCAACATACTAATGTTTGGGTTAAACAAGAGGTTATGCAATATAATAAAACAGCTTCTAAAAACACACAGATTTATGAATCTATAACCTTAGACACGTTAGATTTTAGTAACGGCGGTTGGAGTATTGGAAATGGTTTTTATAATAAGTTTGGCGATAGGATGCAAAGGGGTAATTTGAAAGCTTGGGTTTATCCTTATGATTTAGATTTAAAAGGAAACGATTTAGAAGTCAATGTTGGTTATCTTTTTATTGATGGGAAGGTTTACGACAATGGCGTTTTAAAAAGCATTAAAAAGTTAGAACAGGAAGGTAGAATTACGTATGCTAATAATTTATCAAAAGTAAAAAATAGATGAAAACGTGGCGAATTTTAATAGCACCACCTAGATTTGACTTTTACGTTTTTAAAGAAACTAATTATTATGCTGAAACAATTTATAATTATTTTGCTTCATTTGATAGATTAAATGAAAGTGATAGAGGTAAATTAGAAGAACTAACATTAAAAGAATTTGAAAAACCAAAACATCAACGAGTGTTTCCTAAAGAATTGTTAGGGAGAGTATTAAATAAACCCTTTAAAGCAAATAGTATTATGTATAAAACACAGTTACAATCGAAGCTAGAAGAAAAAAGATTCAATGAGAGGTTAGCAAAAAAGCAACATATTAGATTAATGAGGGAGATTAAACGATTAACGAAAAATAACAATTAAATAAATAAACAACATGAAAAAACTATTACTATTATTCACAATTACTTGTATGACATTCGTACAAGCACAATCAAGCCTTTACTTATCGGGAGACACAGTAATTGAGGGTTCTGAAAACTTTGCCTTTGTAAGAACCAACGGGTACAATTTACACGTTAAAGGGGCTTTAAATATTACAAATTTCATATTATTCAATGGAGGAGGGGTTGTTACAACTGATGATGACTTTATAGTCGCTGGAACAATATTTATGCCTGATGGTGGTGAGATAAGAGCTAAAACAGGAATATCTGTTGCAAGGGATATTACTGGAACTGGAACAGTTTATTGGTGTACATTCTTTAACGTGCCAGACTATGATGATACTATAACTCAGGTACAAGATTGCTTTTTAAATATTCCATTAAGTAAATACATTAAAAACATACCTATTGGAGAGGAGTATTTCATATATAATGAACTTGGGCAAATTTTAGAGAAAAGAATATTGAAAGACTATTCTGAATTGTATTCGGATAAGGTTTATTATTTGTACTTTCCTAAACTAAATTACAGTTCGAGAACAATATTAAAAGTTAATTAATTGCTAAAAAGTTTTTTGAGGGATTACAAAACTTAAAAATAAATGACAACAGAACAAAAAAGAAGAAACAGTAATATCCTAAACATAGCTTACAAGTTTGTGAATACGGTTGGTATTTTTGGAATTTTAATATCAATAGGTGCTGCAAAAGAAGAGGTTAAGAATTTAAGTTTTGATTCAAGTGAAGATAAAATAAACACTAAAAATCACGTTAACAAAGCATTAAGTCCAATGCAGTTAAATGACTTACAAGAGCATATTATTAATCCAGACTTTCACATGCCTAAAAGCGCAAAAGATAGTGTATATATTTTAAGGAAAGAACACGAAGCTTTTGTGAATAGAACAAGTGTTGCTATTTGGCAGACTAAAGAAAAATTAGAGGAAATGAACACTCTGATTAAAGCAATTAAAAAAGAGGTTGATAAAAAAAATAATTAATGGGACTACCTAGCGACTTCGATAAACAAACAACAGTTACTCTAGGTTTAATTATCTGGATTGCTGGCATGAGTTTTTCAATGGGCATGATTTACGCAAAGTTTATAGATAACGAAGCACAGCATATTGAAATCAACAAATATATAGAGCAAGAGGTTGGGGGTTTAAGAAGTGATTGGGAACGAGACAGAGTAGAACAAAACAGAAGATTAAATAATTTAGAAGAATAATTATGGATATTCAAACGTTGGCTTTATCTCAAGCAGGAATCAAAGAGATAGTTGGAAAAGAAGACAATCCTAAAGTGTTAAAATATTTCGACGACATAGGGTTTGATGGGAGCACTTTAAAAGACGAAACATCATGGTGTTCAGCGTTTATTAATTGGCTAGCATTCAGATTAGGTCTAGAAATGACAAGGAAATTAAATGCACGTTCATGGCTTGAGGTGGGAGAAGTAATTGAAGATGGATGCCAGCAAGTTGGAGATGTAGCAATTTTCTGGAGAGAAAGCGAAGATTCATGGAAAGGTCATGTCGGATTATATTGTAACGATTTAGGTAACGGTTGGATTGCGATACTAGGAGGTAACCAAGGAAACCAAGTACAGATATCAAACTATCCTAAGTCTCGTCTGTTAGGTTACCGTAGACTAAAGAAAGGCGGAATTAATTAAAATTTTGACTGGATGCATTTTCCAAGTATATAATTTAGTACATTTAATTTTTTAAACTCAATATATTATGAAAACAATGAAACCATTAATTTTAACCCTTCTATTTCTTTTGCCTTTATCTTTGTTGGCAATGAATGTGATCCAAGATGCTGAATCAACCCCTACTTTCGGAGGAGTGGTATGGAATTTAGCACAAATTACTTTAATCCAAGCTATAGCTCTAGCGTTTGTGCATATTGTTGCAAAGACGTTTGATCTTAAAGTTTGGTTTAAAAACAATGGATTGCCAGCTGTTCTTGCATTCGGGATTGCAACTGGATTAGCTGCAATCGATATTTATTTAGCTACAACAGTTGATGTCGTAATCGAAATGGTTATAGGGGAGACTACAAATGCTTACGATTACCAAGCCTTAGTTGTTATTGCTTTTGTGTTAGTTCCAGTAGTCCAATCATTCATGTTTGGTAACGTAGCTAAAACACAAGCTAAAGTGGCTGCTAAAAAATAATCCCCGTAACCTACTTATTAACTAAAAGCCACGTTGTAAAAATGTGGCTTTTTTATTCTTATAAATTATGAAAAAAATACAAACTATAGTTATGATCCTATCCCTGTTAGGATTAGGGTTCATAGTGTTCCAAAACATAGAAAGGGGGAGAGAGATCCAAAGATTAAGATTTAACGAAGAGAATTTTAGGAAAGATTTTGGAGACTTTAAAAATGATTTGATCCAAATTCAATTTGACGGAAAGAATTCCATAGAAAAATTCTTGAGCGAACAACAAGAAATTTCATCCAGTGCTTTAAAAAACATAAAGTCTAAACTTGAGCAACAAAATGTGAAACTCTCCAGAATAGATAGGTTAGTAGTAACCCAATTAAATAGTGTTGATACTACGTACAATAAAATAGTATTAGATAGTATAGGGAAAATGATTACATGGATTAAACAGTCTGAAAAAGAGAGGGTTCAAATCCCTTTTCAAGATAAAAGCACTTGTTTTGAATTCAAAGCTAACTTAGTGTTTGAGGATGGACAAACCTACGTAGAGGTCATTGACAGAAAATATAATGATACTCTAGTTCACGTTTCAACTTGGGAAAGAAATCAGTGGAAACTCTTCGGGTTGATTCCTACTAGATTCTTAGGAAAAAAGATTTCTACGGTAGAGATCTCTAATAACTGTGGATTCAGTAAAGTGTTCGTAATAGACAACAAGAAGGCTAACCGTAAAAGGTCTAAGCAATGAATCTTACGGGTGCACTCGCGTAGATCGAATACATAAACATATATAAGTATACAGATTCTGATAGTATCCTTTAGACGCTTTAAAATGAGTTAGTCAGTAAACAAAGTAAACAATAAATAAACAATCATTGTTTCTTCTACACAACTAATGTTCATAAGGCTTTGCTCAGGAATAAACAATGTAAACAATAATATATAGAAACTTTTGAAAAGGAGTGTAATAGTACTAATACCATATAAATAGCAGTATTACGACGAATTAAAGTGTTACAAAGTATTGTTTCTATTGTTTCTTGTTTCTCCTAATCATAAATATTTTTCAAAATTAATTGAAAAAAAATTTTTAAATGTTATTTTAATAGTTACTTTTGGATCAAAATTACACGATGAATAAAATAGATTTGAAAAAAATCATAGAAGACCAAGGATTAAATATCAAAGAGGTCGCATTAGAGTTGTTCCCTACGAACAAATATTCAAAGCTTGCGCTGGACAGGGTTATAAGAGGAGAAGCTTTTTTAGACTCTAACCAAATAAGTAAGTTATCAAGTCTTACTAGAATACCTATTCAATTCCTTTTTTCCGAAGACAAATGGGAAAAGAAGGCTAAGGATAAAATGGTGATATTCACTTCGGGAAATTATAGAGCTGAATTGAATACCTCTACTAACGTGACTCGTATATTCCATGAGACTTCTCTGTTTCACGAATCCTTATTACACACAAAGTCCATTCCTTTGAATGAATATTTATCCGAACTAGAACAAATAATAATCAAATATAATAAATCATGAATCTAAAAATCAAAATGAGCGTGGACACAAGTTGTCCGGAACAGGTAGGGGGACTAATTAATTTTCTTCAGGGATTAAACGGAAAAGAGACAAAGTCTCCATCTAAGGAAACCCCTGTTTCCCCTTTGCAGGATTTTCTTTCAAAACAGGGGTTTCCCTCTGTGAAAGAAAAACCCTCAAAAAAGGAAAAAACTGAAAAGGAACCTGAAGTAGATCAAAAAGCCGCTAACAAAACAGAGGTGGAGGATCCTAAAGAAATTACAAATATTAAAACGGAAGAGGTTAGGGCTTTAGTTTCTGCAAAAGCCGCCGATAACAGAAAAGAAATAAAGGCGGAACTTACTCGACTTAAAGCTTCCAATGTGACGTCTTTAGACAAGAAACACTATGAGGAATTTGTTGAATTCCTAAAAGCTCTTTAATATGAGTTCTCAAAAGAAAATCGATCACAGTGCAAGAGCACATGCACTGTTGTCGGCTTCGGGGTCTTCCCGATGGATGAATTGCACTCCGAGTCCTGTTTTAGAATCTAAGTTCGAAAGTCACTCTTCTTTTTACGGAGAGGAGGGAACCTTAGCCCATGAATTTGCAGAACTCAATTTGAAACTACAACTGAGTCTAGTAACTAAGACCGAATATAATAAGTTAGTAAAGCCATTCAAAGCTAATCTTCATTATTCAGGAGAAATGGAAACAGAGGTTCAGAAGCATGTAGACTATGTGATCCAACAATTTACAGAAGCGAAAAGACTCACCAAGGATTCTATATTGATGATAGAACAAAAGGTAAACTATTCTGAATATGTGGAAGAAGGATTTGGGACCTGTGATGATGTGATAATAGCTGATAGAGTTTTAGAAGTTATAGATTTAAAATACGGGAAAGGAATCAGAGTCTCAGCTAAGGATAATCCTCAATTGAAATTATACGGGCTGGGAGCTCTATGTGAAAATGAAATTCTTTTTGACATAGATGTAGTTAGATTGACTATCGTTCAACCGAGATTGGATTCTATTTCTTCTTGGGAAATAAGTGTAAAAGATTTAAAAGAATGGGCGGAAAAAGAACTTAAGCCTAAAGCCAAATTGGCTTTCAAAGGGAAAGGAGAATTAAACTCTGGAGAGTGGTGCAGATTCTGCAAAGCAGCACCTAGATGTAGCGCATTAGCTAAACAGAGCTTAGAAGTTGCTAAAGAAGAGTTTTCTGATCCTAAAGTTCTAACGGACAATCAACTCATTGAAGCATATAAAAAATTCTCTACCATATCGAGTTGGATGAAGGAAGTTAGTTCTTATTTATTAGCGGAAGCTTTAGCAGGGAAAACATGGCCAGAACACAAACTGGTACAAGGCAGAAGTAACAGAGTGTGGACAGACACGGAAAGAATAGAAGAAATACTTAAGAAAAAGAAATTCTCTAGAAAAGATTATTTATCTCAGCCTTCGCTTTTAGGAATAGGAGCAATAGAGAAACTAGTAGGGAAAGACAAATTTCACTCTATGTTTGAATCTCTATATGATAAACCTCCAGGGAAACCTACCCTCGTTCCCGAAACGGACAGGAGACCGGAATTCTCTGTCTCAGATGCAAAGTCGGATTTCTCTGAATGAAAATAATTTTATAAAATTTTTAAAAAAAAGTTTTATTCCTAACTAAAAGTTTTATAGATTAGCAAAGATAAAATATATAAATTAAAAACTAGAAAAAAATGACAAAAGTGATTACAGGAAAGGTGAGATTTAGTTATCTCAATGTTTTCGAGCCAAAAGCTATCAACGAAGGAGATACTCCTAAATACGGGGTATCTTTAATCATCCCTAAGAAGGATAAGGCTACCATTAAGAAAATTGAAAAAGCGATCCAGGATGCTCTTGAAGAAGGAAAGACTTCTAAATTCGGGGGTAAAATTCCTAAAGGGTTTAAGAATCCTCTTCGAGACGGGGATGAGGAAAGAGAAGACGATGAGGTTTATGCAGGATGTATGTTCGTAAATGCGAATAGCCCTCGAAAACCTGGGCTTGTGGATGAAAATTTAGATCCCGTCATGGACAAAGGGGTAATGTACAGCGGATGCTACGGTAGAGCATCAGTGAATTTCTACGCTTTCAATTCAAACGGTAACAAAGGAGTTGCTTGTGGATTAAACAATCTTCAAAAACTTGAAGACGGAGAAGCATTAGGAGCTAACATATCTACTGCTGAAGATGATTTCGGAGGAGAAGACGATCTAATGTAAATTGATCTTAAAGAGAGGGATTCATATTCCTCTCTTTTTAACGGCAGTGTAGCTCAGTAGGTAGAGCGTTCTCACACTCATAGAGTTCTCGGGAAAAGTCAGAGGTTCGATTCCTTTTACTGCCACAAAAAAAACAAGCAAGCAAATGATCAAAAAACTACACATAGACATAGAGACTTACAGCTCTGTAGATATCAAGACTTCCGGATCTTACAAATATATGGAATCTTTGGATTTTGAAATCCTTATGGTTGCTTTTGCATTTGACGAGGGACCTATTCAAATTATAGATTTAGCTTTAGGTGAAAAATTACCCCGAAAATTCATAAAAAACTTAACGGACCCTAAAGTAGAAAAGCACGCACACAATGCTAACTTCGAGAGAAATGCTTTCAGGACTTACGGATATGATGTACCAATAAAACAATGGAAATGTACAGCTATAAAAGCTGCTTATTGCGGACTCCCTCTCTCCCTTAAAATGGTTTCAAAAGCTTTAGAGTTAGAGGACAGAGGTAAATCTTCTACAGGGGAATCACTCATTAGGTTTTTCTGTAGTCCTATAAAAGCAACTAAAGCAAACGACCACAGAGTTAGGAATTTTCCTAAACATGACATGGAGAAATGGGAGGAATTTAAACAATATTGCGTACAAGATGTAGAGGCGGAAAGAACTATAGATAACATTTTAATGAACTATAGACTTCCGTTGTTTGAGAAAAGAAACTACATGTTGGATCAAAAAATAAACGATACAGGATTACTTACGGATTTGGATTTTGCCCGTAAAGCTTATGTCATGAATGATAAGTTCTCAACTCAACTGATGATAGAATTCAAAGAGTTAACAGGACTAGAGAACCCTAACAGTCCAGCTCAGCTTAAGAAATGGCTCAGTGATCTAATGCAAAAAGAGGTTACAACATTAGCTAAAGATGGACTCGATGCTTTAATTGAAGAGTCTGAGTTGGACATAGTTAGGAAAGCAATAGGCTACCGTAAAAAACTTTCTAAATCTTCCGTTAAAAAGTATGTTTCTATGATGAATTGTGCTTGTGAGGACGAAAGAGTTCGGGGCCTTTTCCAATTCTATGGAGCAAACAGGACAGGGAGATGGTCAGGAAGACTAGTTCAACTTCAAAATCTGCCCAGGAACTATCTTAAAGATCTAGATGAAGCTAGACGATTAGTAGCTTCGGGAGATTATGATTTAGCTATGATGCTTTACAATAATATAGCTAACATCCTTTCAGAACTTATAAGAACAGCATTCGTCCCTAAACCTAATCACACTTTTGTGGTGGCAGATTTCAGTGCCATTGAAGCAAGAGTAATTTCTTGGCTTGCAGGAGAAAAATGGAGGATAGAAGTTTTCGAAAGTCACGGAAAAATATATGAAGCTTCTGCTTCAATGATGTTTAATGTTCCTATAGAAAAAATAACTAAAGGATCAGATCTTAGACAGAAAGGGAAAACAGCCGAATTAGCTTTAGGATACCAAGGATCCATAGGAGCTATGAAAGCAATGGACAGAGACAACAAGTTGACCGACCCTGAGATGAGAATCATAGTTAAAAAATGGAGAAAGGCGAATCCTAACATAGTTAAACTGTGGTGGAATTTGAACGAGTGCGCAATAGCTGCAGTAAAAAAGAGAACCAAGATTGTATCTAAATATAAAAATCTGGAGTTCGAATATGACGGGACAGCATTGACTATAAAACTACCTTCCGGTAAAAAACTTTTTTATTGGGAACCTAAGATACAAAAAAACAAATACAACAATGAAGCATTAGTGTACAGAGGAGTAGACCAAAAAACTGCTCAATGGGTTTATGTAGACACTTACGGAGGAAAACTCGCAGAAAACATTGTGCAAGCAATTTCCAGAGATTTATTGGCTCACTCCATGTTAGAACTGGACAAAGAGGGATTTAACATTGTGATGCATGTACATGATGAAGCAATAGCGGAACAACCTATTGAAGGGTCAAAACAATCCCTTGAAAAAATGTGTAAAATAATGAGCAAAGACGTTCCTTGGGCGGAGGGATTACCTTTAGGAGCAGACGGTTATGTGACTCCTTATTATAAAAAAGATTAATATGGTCGGAGTATATTACGATAGAGAAAACATGACCGCTCACTTTGACGATCCTCCTACCCTTCTTAAATTGCCCTGTAGTCACTGGTACATAGAAACGGTAGATGATGAAGTAGTAGACTCACTAATAGAAAACGGTTATTTAAATCACGACGTATCACATGATATGCTTAAAATGTTCATAAAAATGGTAAAAACAGATCTGAAAAAATGAAATACGACGATAAAATCGACATTGCAATAGGTATGAGTGCCAGATCTAAAATCTGGAAAAATAAAAAAATGTTGTTTTCAGAATTTGCTCAAAGGTTAAGCGAAGGAAATAGAACTAATGAAACATACAAAGAATACATATCTTCAAGTAAACAGGAGCAAAGTAAAATAAAGGACGTAGGAGGATACGTAGGGGGATATTTAAGAAACGGTAGAAGAAATCCTAAAAACGTAGTCCATAGACAGATATTAACCTTAGACATAGATTTTGCCCATTTAGATTTTTGGGACGATTTCACTCTCCAGTTTGATAATTGTGCAATACTCCATTCAACCCATAAGCACTGTGATGCAAATCCTCGATACAGACTCATAATGCCTTTATCTAGATCGGTTTCTCCCGACGAATATGTAGCAATTTCCCGACAAATAGCAGGGACTATGGGGATTGATCTGTTTGACAACACAACGTTTGAAACCAACAGATTGATGTTTTGGCAATCTAATCCGAGAGATGTAGATTACTATTATAAGCTACAAGACGGACCATGGGTGGATGCGGATGAAATATTAGATTCTTATACAGACTGGAAGGATACAAGTTTATGGCCTACTGCTACTAAAAAGCTACATGAATTGCAAGGAGATTCTAAAAAGCAAGAAGACCCGGAAAACAAAAAAGGGATAGTAGGAATATTTTGTAGGAGCTATTCTATCTCTGAAGCGATAGAATCTTTTTTACCGGAGATATATTTGACAACTTCAATCACTGATAGGTACACCTACACTAAAGGTTCTACCTCTGCAGGTTTAATAGTTTACGAAGATAAATTTGCTTATTCTCATCACGGAACAGATCCTTGTTCGGGTAAACTTTCGAATGCTTTTGACTTAGTGAGATTACATAAGTTTGGTAATTTAGATCCTGAAGATCCTAACCCTAACGTTACTAGAACTCCGAGTTATAAAGCAATGGAAGAGTTTGTTAAGAATGATAAAAAAGCAAAAAAGACTATAGCTTCGGAAAATTTAAGTAGTTCCAAATATGATTTTGCAGAAGATTTAGGGGACGAGATAGAAGAGGAAACAGAGATCGAGTGGATGACAGAACTAGAAGTAGACACCCGAGGGAACTATCTTTCAGGTTCCACCAACATAAATCTAATTTTTTCTAATGACATTCGATTATCTGGAGCATTCAAGGAGAATAAATTCGATAATAAGAGATATATTTTTAAATCTCTCCCTTGGAGAAAAATAATAGGTCATGAACCTATGAAAAATGTAGACTATTCAGGGGTCAGAAACTACATTGAAAGCATATACGGGATCTCAGGGAGTTTAAAAATAGATGACTCTTTGGCTTTAGAGTTTGAAAAAAATTCCTTCCATCCCGTTTTAGATTACCTAAAAGAAGTTAAATGGGACAAATCTCCGAGAATTGATACTTTGCTCATTGATTATTTTGGAGCTGATGACAATTTATATTCCAGGGAAGCTATCAGGAAGACTTTAGTCGGAGCAGTTTCTAGAGTATTTTATCCCGGATGTAAATTTGATTTAGTCTTAACTTTAGTAGGAGAGCAGGGAACCAGCAAAAGTAGCTTCATAAACAAAATAGGTAGGCAATGGTTCTCAGACACCTTTATGACAGTAAACGGAAAAGAAGCTTTAGAGCAAATACAAGGAGCTTGGATCATAGAAATGGCAGAATTAGCAGGACTAAGAAAAGCTGAAGTGGAATCTATAAAACACTTTATCTCTAAACAGGAAGACTCTTTTAGACCGGCTTATGCAAGAACTTCGGAGACTTTCAAGAGACAATGCGTATTCATAGGAACTACTAACAAGAAAGACTTCTTGACCGACCCTTCTGGAAATAGAAGGTTTATGCCTGTGGATGTGATCCCTCATAGAATAACTAAAGATGTATGGGTAGATCTAACCGAGGAGGAAATAGATCAGATATGGGCAGAAGCAGTTCACTTGTGTAGGAAAAAAGAAAAATTATATTTGAGTGATGCGGCAGAAGAGATTGCTAAAAATGAGCAAATGAAGCACAGTGAAGTAGATGAAAGAAAAGGAGTTATTGAACAGTTTTTAGATAAATTACTTCCTGAAAACTGGGACGAGAAAGACCCTATGGAAAGAAGGATGTATGTAGAAGATCCATTATCAGCTAACGGAACAGAGGAAAGAGAATTCGTATGTGTAGCAGAGATATGGTGCGAATGCTTAGGGAAAGACAAAGAGAACATGAACAGGTATACGACTAGAGAGATAAACGATATAATGAAGAGTATAAGCTCCTGGGAATACCACTCTTCAACTAAGAATTTCAAGCATTACGGAAAACAAAAATATTATTCAAAAAAATTATGAAGACAACAATAGAAGCAAAACTGGTACAGGAGACAAGTAAGTCTTGGCTTTTAGATTGCGAAGGGGATGAAGTATGGTTTCCTAAATCTCAATGTACTTTTGATTTCGATAAACAAGAATTGACAGCTCCTGATTGGTTACTAAGAGAAAAATTTCCAAATGAAAACTTTTAAAGTTGAAAGTGAAAAAATATTAGAGCGAAAGCTCAGCAAAGAAATCAAGAGAATAGGTGGTCTGTCGATTAAGTTATTATCTACTCATTTCACCGGATTACCTGACAGGCTTTGCTTGTTGCCTGGAGGGCGCCTATTCTTTATTGAAATGAAAACAACAAAACAAAATCCTCGAAAGATCCAACTGAAGGTCCATAAAATGATAAGGAACTTAGGATTTAAAGTGCTAGTAATAGATACATCAGAACAGATAAAAGATTTCATATCGGAAAATGAATGAGAACCATTTACATCCTTACCAAATAAATTGCAAGTATCACATTCTTGAAAATACCCATTGTGGTCTGTTTCTGGACATGGGTCTCGGGAAAACAGTCTCTACCTTAACGGCTATAAACTATTTGATGTTTGAAGATTTAGACATCAGTAAGGTTCTAGTAATTGCCCCGAAAAGAGTGGCAGAAAGTGTATGGGATGCAGAGTGTGAAAAATGGGATCATCTCAACCATTTTAAAATTACTAAAGTCATAGGATCCGCTAAACAGAGGGAAAAAGCTCTCATGGAGGAATCGGATATTTACTTAATAGGAAGGGATAATGTATCATGGCTATGTGGCCAATATGGAGGATCTATGCTCCCGTTCGACATGTTAGTGATCGATGAAAGTAGTAGTTTCAAATCCCCTAAGTCCCTAAGATTTAAATCTTTGAGAATGGTTCAACCCTCGTTTAAGAGAGTAGTAATTCTTACAGGGACTCCGGCACCTAACGGGCTTATAGATATATGGAGTCAGATATATATGTTAGACAGAGGAGAACGATTAGGCAAAACTATCACGACTTATCGTAAAAACTACTTTAAACCTGGTCAGACCAACGGACACATCGTTTACAATTATAATCTACAGAAGGATTCTGAAAGTGCCATACACAAGCTTATAGGAGATATTTGTATGAGTATGAAAGCTAAAGACTATTTGAATTTACCTGAGAGAATAGATAACTATATTGACATAAAATTTCCTGAGTCTCTTCAAAAGAAATATGATGATTTTGAGAGAGAACAGATTCTGGAAATGCTTTCAGAGGAAGAAGACATTACTGCTTTCAATGCAGCTGCTTTATCCAATAAGCTTTTACAATTTGCAAATGGAGCAGTATATGATTCTAAAATGAATTATCACGAAGTTCACAGTCTTAAACTAGATGCACTGGAGGAAATAATAGAATCATCTAACGGGAAACCGGTATTGATAGCTTACACCTACAGACACGATGTAGAACGCATAATGAATAGGCTTAAAAAGTATAAACCTAAAAAACTAGACGGAGATCAAGACATAAGAGATTGGAACAAAGGAAAAATTCCTATTCTTATAATGCATCCAGCTTCAGGGGGACACGGACTTAACCTTCAATCAGGGGGAAACATAATCGTTTGGTTTGGCCAGACTTGGTCTTTGGAACTGTATATGCAACTGAATGCAAGGCTCCACAGGCAAGGACAAAAAGAGTCAGTTATAGTTCATCACCTGATAGCTAGTAAAACTATAGATCAGGATGTTAAAAGATCTTTGAAAAGAAAAGACGCTAAACAAGAAGGACTAATGAAAGCTATAAAAGCAAAAATAGATAAATATGTTCAAAACAATAGACAGTAAAAAATCCAAGGGGTTATGTGTAGCTCACAGATGCTCTAACAAAAGTACTCCTAAGGATAGATTCTGTTCTAAACACAGTAAAAGATATCAGAAACATAAGAATGCAATAAAGTATACTTACCACCAAAAGAAATTCAGAGCTATAGAAAGAGGGATCTCCTGGGAGTTAACTGTAAAAGAATTTACAGATTTCTGTAGCTATACAAACTACATGGAACTAAAAGGAAAGACTTCTACATCTGCATCAATAGACAGAATAAGATCAGAAGAGGGGTATCACAAAGACAACATTCAAATTTTAACTCTGGGAGACAACACTAGAAAAATGCACGAGGACAATTGTCCTTTCTAAAATTATGGCAACAAAATATTTAATATGGTACGTACAATGGGAAAATCAACCTAAATTAATAGAGAAGCAACGTTTCATTGAATACACGAGTATAAAAGCTTTCAACAAAGATCTACTGAGATTAAGAAAAAATCCTATGGTATCAAGACTTAAACATACAACGTTTGAAAATTAGTTTCAAAAAAAGATGAAAAATATTTTTATATTAAATAATTTAGTTGTATGTTAGCTCCATAATTAAAAACAAGCAACCATGGGAAAATATTCAATTTCAGCTACGAAAGAAGATTACAACAAAATGTATGAAAAGCTAAGAGAACTAGAGTCTAAGATGAATGGCAACTGGAAAGGGGATAAGATTAAAAGATCAAGTTTAGATCAATTAGAAGTTCTTTATTCTGCAACAAAAAGGAGAATAGAGTCTCCAGATTATGAATTAATTAAAACAAGCTAAATTATGAAAGCAAAAATTTTTACAAAAGGAAACGAAAGTCAAATCTATTTATCGAATGGATCGGATTTCAAAAACAAAAAAGGAGAAGCCAAAGAGCAACTCATAGAAAGAGTTAGAAAATATGTTGAAGAAGACTTAATAGAGTCATTCGACCTAAAATTCATGGATGCTAAAAGCGTCAAAGCTCTTGCAAGTAAAGCAGTCCTTAAAACTTACCCTAACGTAAAAGGACTATTCAAAGAATTGTTAGGAGATTTATTGATCTCTAGAGGGATAGATATTCCGACAGAAGAGGAAAAACCAAAAGCTAAAAAGGAAATCCCTAAAAAGCCAGATTCTCCCAAAGATTCTCCCAAAGATTCTCCCAAGGACCGAACGGGAAGGCAAGCGATTTTAGATGCTTTCAAAGGAACTGAAGCCTACAAGAAGGCCAAGAAAAATGTAGGAAGGGATGTAACTTATAGAAACAGAGGGAATAAAAAGGATAATGTAGGCATAGTTAAAGGGGTATTGATCAACCGAAATGCTACTAAAGCATACTACATGGTGTTAAACATCCACACGGGAAAAAGAGATTCTTGTATCTTCGAAAACCTAAAATTTATAAACTAAAATGGCTTACGACGATAAAGGGACTGCAAGCCACTATGATGATCAGAGAATAAACATGGCTCACATGGTGGAAAGAATATGGGGAACAGAAGCAGCTATGTTATTCCATGAAATGAATGCTTTTAAATATAGAATGAGAATAGGAAAAAAAGACGATCCTTCTCAAGAGATACTAAAAGCAGAATGGTCGGAAAAGATGGCTAAATTTCTTAAAAATAAGACTATCCGAATGAAGGGGATAGGTTTAGGAGATCATCCCCTTTACTCTGAATTCAAAGATATACTAGAGGGGAAAATAGGTACAGAATGCACTTGTCACATAGGAGCACCATACAACAGTTTATGTTGCCCAATACATAAAAACGATGGATAGAATATTTCCTTCCCCTTTCGAAATGATAAGATATGCTGGAGAATTACTATCGGGTCCTTCTTCGAAAGTTATAGATCCCGGAAAATGGCAAGGGATACAGATACAAAATTTCAAAATGGTAGAGATTTTCGATAGAGTATTTAGATGTAACATTCCGGGATCTTTTGAACAATTGGCAATTGAAACTAATGCGGATCTCCCTTGGGCAGAAGATCATTTCAATGAGCGAATAGGAGAAAAACCTACTAACCCTGGGGACACTTACCTCTACTGGCCTTACTATAAGGAAGATGAAAGGATAAGATCTAAAATCTTCACCCATACTTATCAAGAAAGATTTTGGCCTAAAAGAGTAGGAAAAATCACTAATAGATTAGAGGAAGACAACAAAGGGTTGAGATATGGATTAGGAGACTATTTTGATGTAGTTACTCATCTTGCAAAAAATCCTTATACAAGACAGGCATTTCTACCTATATGGTTTCCGGAAGATACCGGAGTAAGACATAAAGGAAGAGTTCCGTGCACATTAGGGTATTTGTTCTCATATCGAGAAGGATATTTACATTTGACTTATTACATAAGATCATGTGATTATATTAGGCATTTTAAAAACGACGTGTACATGGCTTGTAGGTTATTACAGCACACTCTAGAACTATTAAGCTATCAGAGCAGTAGTATAGATTGGACGAAAGTAAAACCCGGGAGACTAAAAATGGATGTTGAGTCCTTACACATATTCGAATCAGACAAATTAGAACTTAAAAAACGATTGAAATAATGAGCGTATACACCAACAAATTAAACAGACCAGGAGAATCATTAAAGTTTAGAATGGACATACCTGAAGACTTCCACTGGGAAGATTTAACCATAGAAGAGTTCTTTGGTGAAATATATGATACTGAAAACGATAAATATTATTCTCGTAATTGCGGAAGAGATTATCGTCCTAAATCCAAACAGAAGCATTTGGACGAAGGTCACTTCCAAGGATATTCGTTTGGAGTAGAACGTTTCTGTCCAGAAGGAGGGAGAGTACTAGATCCATTTGTAGGATCAGGAACTGCTATCATAGAATCCTATTTACAAGGAAGACACGGAGTAGGCATCGAAGTAGAATTCAATCAATTACTAGATGATAACATTAAACATATTCAGGAGAATCATCCGACTAAAGGATCAATGGAGAGACTACTCGGAGATTGTAGAGAAGTACTACATGATGTGAATGAAGAAATACTTATGGGAGACACAGAACAATTTGATTTAGTAATCACCGGATTCCCTTACCCCATAATTAGTGGCAATGTTACTTCAGATGCTCCTATGAATCCAAATAAAAACGGAGGAAAAGGATTTCAGAAGATCGATTATGAAGCAGAAAAATCCTTAGGTAAACTCAAATGGAAGGGAAATTTTAGACCGGAAATGGCTAAGGTGTTAACTCAGGCAACTCAGGGATTAAAGGTAGGAGGCCATTTCATAACCCTTATAAAAGATTGCGTAAATAACAAAAAAGCATTTCTTTTACAGGACTACGTGAATCAAGATTTTATGGCAATGAATCCTAACTTTGAAATCAAAGGATGGTACATCCATAGGCACTGTCCGGAAACTATGTTTATGAGAACTTACAACAAAAGATTTCCAGATGTAAAAATTCCATTTTACCAGGTAGGGCTAGTATTAGAAAAAATATCAGAATGATGAAAGAAAATGTAATAGTAAAAGAACTAATGAGGTCTGAAAGAATATACGGAATCTTAATCGGGATTCTAATAACATTCTTAACCATGTCTGGAGTAATCATATTAATCCTTTTAAACTATGAACTATGTGCGGAATAGCAATTAAATACAAGGATCACACCTGTAGTGCCAATAAAATTTCCCACAGGGGAATATACGGCAAAGGAAAACAGTTCGGAGATTATCTCATGACTCACTACAAACTTCCTTTGCAAACAGAACCAGGGGATGAATTTGATCAGCCTATTCGACTTAGAAATGGGAATTATCTTTTGTTCAACGGCGAGATATTCAATGCTCCTAAGGAGTTTAAAAACGATGTTGAATATCTGGTAGATTTTTTCTCTAAACCGAATTGGTTAGAATCCATAGGAGGAGCAGAATATAATCACTGGGATGGATTTTGGGCGATATGTATTGTCACACACGATAAGGTATACGCTTTTACTGATCCCTTAGGCAAGAAGCAATTGTATTTCAGAGACGGATGCATAAGTTCGGAGATGAAACCCTTACTGTCCAACAGTAACAAAGATCCGAGATTCGATCAAGATGAAGTAATTGCCACAAGCGTAACTCCTTTCCATGGAGTTAGTAGAATATTACCTAACAGACTATACTGGTTTAAAGGAACTCAAGCAAACAGAAGCTCAAGGGAACTATTTGATCTCCGTAGACCTTCGAAGGATAAAGATCTCGTTAGGATGATTCATAACTCAGTAGAGAAAAGACTCATCAATACTCTAGACCAAAATACTTTGTTCGTAAGCGGGGGACTAGACTCAACCATAATCCTGAGTCACCTCCATTCGTTAGGAGTTGCTGACGACTTCCAATTACTTTCTGTAGACAATTATAAAGATTCAGAATTTTTGTCCTGTATAGAGTCCTATTTTGGATATAAGGTAGATGTAATTCCTTCAGAACCTTATTCGGAAGATCAATTGAGAAAAGCTATAAAAGTATATGAGTATCCTTTGGAAAGAGGATCCCTATTGCAACAATTTAGATTATGCTCAAAAGTAAAAGGATCCGTAATTTATTCAGGGGATGGAGCAGATGAATTATTCTCTGGATATTCTAGAGCTCAGATTCACGATTCCCAGAACTTCGATGTATTTGTAGAACTGCCTTATTATCACCATTTAAGATTAGACAGAATTCCTATGCACTTTACAAAGGAATTAAGATCCCCTTTTCTAGATCACGAGATAGTTAGATTTGCTCTTAATTGTCCTTATGAATATCGTAAAGGCAAAAAAATACTGAAAGAATTATATAAAGGATCAATCCCTGATGAGATTATAAATAGAGAAAAATCTCCTCTGAGGGAAGAAAGTATGATCAGAGACAGAAACTCTTACATTGAAAAAATAAAAACAACTTTTAATCAAATAAATTATGAAATTAACTAATGAATTTTTACCTATAAGAATGTGGGCAGGAAAAAGAGGGATCTACAGAAAAGGGGATGTGAAAACTCAATTGATAAAACTGGTAGAGGAGCAAGGAGAATTGGCTAAGGCTATTCTCAAGGAAGATGACAAAGAGTTCATAGATGCTATAGGGGACTGCGTTGTAGTACTTACTAATCTTGCTCATCTGGGAGGAGTAAGCATAGAAGACTGTATAAATTCAGCTTTTAAGGAAATAGAAAATAGAGAGGGAGAAATGAAAAATGGAACTTTTGTTAAAAAATAATTTCACTTTTTATTGAAAATTATTTTTATATCTTAGAACTTATCAGTATGTTAGCTATGTAATTAAAAACAAGCAACATTATGAAACACGTAAAAACAGTATCCTTAGAATTTCCAAACGGAGATTTATTAATTGGATGCACAGGTAAAGAAGGGCGAAGAATGTTCTTCATCAAAACTTCAGATGGGATTTTCGAATATTCTGAAGACGAAGTAGAAGAGATCTACAATGGATTAGTTCCCGCAGACACTCATTTAGTAGGTATTAAAACAAGTTAAGCCATGTACATAGGAAAAACAAAAATACTAGACGAAGATCTAAAAGTAGATCAGCCTATCCAAGGAGAAAAATACCACACGAGTTGGGCAAAGAGAGGATGTGTATGGAAGTTCACAGGTTTTGATGCAGGAGGAATGTGTCTCCTGGAAACTCCTAAGTCGAGGAAATTGATCAAAACATCGATCACTTCATTAAGACACATTAATCGTAACGCACTTAATAATGCTCAAAAAAGATTGAAAGATGGAAATGAATGATGTGATAATACTAGTATTATTTCTAATAAGTCTAGTGATAGTACACTGGTTTGATTATGATAAATCTGATCTATTTTGATCCTTGATCCGTATAAAAGATACGACAGGAGGAATTCCATCCTATACGAGGATGGAATTCCTTTCATAAAACTAAAACAAATATTTCCTGACAGAGAAGATCTCCAGGACGGATTCAGAGACTATATGAATTCTCATTTTATAAATTATCCTAATTCACACGAAATAATAATGTATAAGCCAATAGTTAAAATATTTTACGATTTAGAAACCACAGGAGTGGACTTTATGAAAAACGGAATTCACCATATTTCAGGACTCATAGAAATAGATGATGAGATCAGAGATGAATTCGACTTCAGAGTAAAACCTCATCCTAAGTCAGTGATAGAAGATAAAGCCTTAGAGGTGTCAAACACCACCAGGGAAGATCTGGAGGGATTTGCAGGAATGGAAGTCACTTACAGAAAACTTTTAGAAATATTAGGCAAACACTGTGATAGATTCGATCGCAAAGACAAGATATGGCTGATAGGTTTCAATAATAGAAAGTTTGATGATCTATTCCTTAGAAAATGGTTTGAACTCAACAAAGATGCATTTTTTGGATCTTGGTTTTGGTCTGACACTCTAGATGTTATGGTTTTAACTTCTCAATACCTGATTGAAAGAAGAAGATCAATGAAAAACTTTAAGCTGCAGACAGTAGCTCACGAATTAGGGATTGTGGTAGATGAATCAAGATTGCACGATGCAAAATACGATTTGGAACTCACAAGAGATATTTACAGAATAGTAACCGGGTTAGAAATAGAACTATGAAAGATAAAGATAAATTATTCGCTCAATACCCGTACTAATTAGTCTTGAGTGCGCCTTTTTGCTAACGGCATCTTGTATGGGATCGTTGCGACTTAAACAACTGAACTATGAGAAAAGTATTTAAGTGAAAATTATAATGGACTCTTTGATGAATTTGATATTACGGAACTACAAGATATTATACAGGCTATGGAAGATTACAAAGACCAAGCATTAATTATAAACGTTTTGTGCATGATTAGTAGCGTAATTAATAACTTAACAAAATAAATAATAATGGAAAATATACAAAATTACAAAGATGCACTTGCTTCTGTTTCTAAGAAAGAAATGGAACAAAGAA